GCCGCGGGTAAATGGGAAACAGAACAAGGTGGTGAATATTATGCAGCTGGTGTTGGTTCAGCAATCACGGGCCGTGGAGCGGACTTATTGATTATCGATGATCCACACTCGGAACAAGATGCAATGAATCCAGAAGCGCTGGAGCGTGCTTATGATTGGTATACATCAGGACCACGTCAACGTTTACAACCAGGCGGCGCGATTGTATTGGTTATGACACGTTGGTCCACAAAAGATCTAACCTCAAAATTAATTAGCTCACAAAAAAATATTAAAGCAGATAAATGGGAGATCATTGAGTTCCCAGCAATACTACCATCAGGTAATCCTGTATGGCCACAGTATTGGAAGAAGGAAGAGCTTGAAGGAGTTAAAGCTTCTATCTCTGTTGGTAAATGGAATGCACAATGGATGCAAAATCCAACAGCAGAAGAAGGTAGTATTTTAAAAAGAGATTGGTGGCGGGTTTGGGATAAACCTGGAATACCACCACTACAACATATTATTCAAAGTTATGATACCGCGTTCAGTAAAAAGGAGACAGCTGATTACAGTGCGATAACAACGTGGGGAGTCTTTTATCCAAACGAAGATTCCCCAGCGCATTTAATCTTATTGGATGCATTTAAAGAACGACTAGAGTTTCCAGAACTTCGTAAAGAAGCATTAGAGCAATACAAGTATTGGAATCCTGATACCGTTATCATTGAAGCAAAAGCATCCGGTCAGCCATTAACTTATGAGTTGAGAAAACTAGGAATACCTGTTATAAATTTCACACCTAGCAAAGGACAAGATAAACACGCTAGGGTAAACGCTGTCGCTCCGATGTTTGAGTCGGGGATGATCTGGGCGCCTGACGAAGAGTTCGCAGATGAGGTAATAGAGGAGTGTGCATCATTTCCGTATGGAGATCACGACGATTTGGTGGACAGTACAACACAAGCGATAATGCGTTTTAGACAGGCAGGATTTGTTAAGATGCCTGATGACTATGAGGAAACTCCATTGCCGCGAATAGATAAGGAATACTACTAATGGTATTTGAAAAATACGAAGACGTAATAGACGCTTTTGAACGAGACAATATGGGTTATGAAACCCTAACAGATTATATTAAAGGTGAAAATATTAGAATTATGGAGATTGAAATGACTCCATTAGATGATTTAAAAAAAACCTTTAGTGGCGCGGACGGCGGATCGGTTGGCATAGAAGTTTTATTTAAAGAAAAAAGGGCAGACGGCGGTCGAGTCGGATTATTTATGGGCGGTCCGGCATTAGAGGGCACTGCATTAAATATTTACAATTCAATGAGCGCGTATGGCTTTAGTGATCAAGAGATCGCGGATGCATTAAAGGCTAGAGGTTTATACACACCAGGTGACACAACAGAAGACACAGGAATTATTTCTACAGCACCAAATATAATTAATCAGGGAGGTGGAGGCGATGGCCTACCTCCAGGACCAACATTTAATAGAAATGATTTATTAGGTACATCAGATTATCAAGGAACAGGTCCAGGATTTATAGAATCTATTTTAGGAATTCCAGGTGCGCTGGTAAATGCGTATTCAAAAATTTCGCCAGGTATAAATTTTGTAAAAAATATTTTTAAACCAAACGTTACTAAATTTTATAAAGGCCCAACACTAGACGCGATTGCAAAAGCTGAAGAAGAAAGAAAAGCTAAAGCTGCTGCAGAACGAGCTGCATTTTTAGCAGAACAACAAAGAACTAATATTGCAAGTCAACTTGGTGGACCAGATGGAACAAGTGGTGGTAAGTATGCTGGTGGAGATGCGTTTGCATCTGCTAATCCTTATGGTGGTTCAGGCACAATGGATGATCTTGGTGCAGATAGTTTTAAAGATGGTGGTCTTGCTACGATGTTTAAAAGGAAAAGATAATGAGTATAAAATATAATCCTGATATAGGAGCTTTTGTGAACAC